TTTCGGTTTTTGTGTATAAATTGATTTTTTGTTTCTATAGGTTGTTGCAATCCGTTTTTTAGAATTCATATCACGCAGTTGTTTTTTAATCCTATATTTATTTATGGTTTCACGACTACTCATACTCTAATTTATTAATATAAATAAACATTTTTATTTACTTATTATAATGGTTTCACGATGCAATTCAGACGACTTAACAACACCGGTTATTATATCTCAATCAAATGTTATTAATTCGTGTAATGTTAAGTGTTCGTTAGTAACGAATTACAATACTTCAGGTATCAGTGCTCACAACAAAGGGTCTTATCTATCATTTGACTACGATACTAATACTAAGGATAACTTTCATATAAAATTCAATAGTATTAAAATGTCCATTACAGAAATACGGATGTATTTTCCATCAATACATTCGTATAAAAACACAAAAGCGGACGGAGAAATGTTAATCGTTCATAATGGCAATGGCTCAAATTGTATTGTTTCAATACCTATACGGTCTAAGCTCCCAACAACGTCTGGAGAGAAAACATTGACAACCATACTTGACAATGTTATTTCTGGAATTCCAAATAAAAACGAAAGTACGTCGTTGAATATTTCTAATTTTAATATATCATCACTTGTTCCATTAAACGTTCCTTATTATTTTTACCAAGGTCAATTAGTGTTTGAACCATGTACACAGAATTACAATTATATTGTATTAGATAAATCAGATTATTCTATAAATATAGACCCTTCTGTTATTAAAAATATAACAAATGTGTTTAAACAATCATCTGGTGCTGTTGCTCCTCCTAAAAATCTTAAAATTCTAAGCTACAATAAAAATGGAGCGTCCAATGTGGAACTTGAAGGAGATAATGATATTTATATTGAATGTAAGCCAGTACAAACAATGGGTATTGATGACCTGGTAGGTGAAGCAACAGAAGCCTCTTCTTTATCAACGTTGTCAAACGATATTAAAAATGATTCTACTTCTAGAATGAGTTTTGAAGAGTTATCAAAAAATCCAGCATTCGATGTTATTGTATCGTTTGTAGGTATGTTCATCATCTATGTAGGGGGTAAATATGCATTGTCCTATATACGTTCTCGTCGTCAATAATGTTTATAAATATCCAGATAAGTTTCATGAAAAGTTTCTACACTGTCTATTGAAGACACTTTTTTAATTTCATACAATATACTATCAGGTGTAATATAAATATTCTTGATATTATTCAGTAAATAAATTGGTTTTTCATAAGAGTTAGTTGGATAATATTTTAAGAACATATTACTACAACCCATACCCATACGATAATCAACACCATTAACTAATGATTTTTTAAATGTATTTTTAGAGAAAAACACATGGTTTTTATAAAATTCAGTTAATTTTTGTAGATCATCAATAACGACAATAACGTCTTCTCGTTTCGGAATCATTATATGATATATAACTGTCTATTATGATTATATCAATTTAAACTTAAATTATAAATCCGATACTAAGGTAGCACCATAGGTATCTGATAATGTGGGTTTAAAATTACCAGGTATTTTATTGGATGGTTTAGGCATTGTATGTAGCATAGGCACCACTCTCCCTACAATTTCTTCTTCTAACGTTATTGGTACATACATCGCATTATCGTATAAAGCGTCCTTGTGTTGTTGAGTATTCATTTTCCGAAACACGCTTTCTTGAACCACGCTATTAACCAATACACCAATTGTGTCCCGAGCTTGATGGTAGAGTTTATAGATGGCAAACAGCCCTATAAGCATCACGAGACGGCTTTTCTGGTAAAGTAAGCTCATAGCAATCACAAACAAGAGAACCATCCCCACCGTACTAGTTATATATTTACTGGTGGTTAGGGATAGTGGTATATGCACTACGGCTAATACAGCCAATACGATAGCTACCGCCATTGAATATTTATTTTCGAACTGAACGAGGTTGTTAAAATACTTTTTATTATACACTTTAGATAAATAATCCATATAAATTAAAGATATTTTATTTTGTCGATAACATTAAATAGCGGTTCGGCTAGTGATGTGTGTTTTCAATTAATTTAACCATTTAACCAAAGCATAAATACCATTATATGTTTAAAATAATATGAAAACATAACGCTATTATAACTATCAATATTGTATAAAATGGATTGTTATATAGGCAATAAGGGTTATACTATTTATAAAAAATCAATTACCGATAAAGAATTATTAACAATAAAAGAAACGCTCACTGTGTCTCCCTATTCACCAATGACAATAAGCAAACCACCAGTTTTTCCAGTATATCGAGAGAATAATGATAAAATATATATTCCACGTTTTATCGGAAACGATATGTTTGGAATTCCAATTAACAATAAACTTAAAAAACCCGACTCGGTATATATACCGTTTAAAGGTGAAGTACGAGATTACCAGACCACTATTATAGATACGTTTATGGAAAACGCTAGTCAGGGACTAGGTGGTGGATTATTGGAAATACCTTGTGGGCGAGGGAAGACAGTAATGGCTCTAAATATAATTTCACAACTAAAAACTAAAACATTAGTTATCGTCCATAAAGGATTCTTGTTAAATCAATGGGTTGAGAGAATACAACAATTTCTACCCACTGCTAGAATAGGAACAATTCAAGGCAAAACAGTGGATGTCGACGACAAAGATATTGTTCTTGGAATGCTACAATCCATAAGCATGAAAGACTATCCAAAAAACATATTTGATTCTTTCGGATTAACCATCATTGACGAAGTCCATCATATCGCCGCTGAGGTATTTGTTCGATCACTGTTTAAAGTAGTCTCGCCAACCATGCTTGGGTTATCGGCAACCATGAACCGTAAAGACGGATTATCTTTCGTTTTTAAAATGTTTATTGGTCCAGTTATCTATAAAGAAAAAAGAGAGGCCAATCATGATGTGTTGGTAAAAGCCTATCATTATGAAACAGATGACCAAGATTTTAACGATGTTATATTGGATTATAGAGGAAACCCGGCATATAGTAGCATGATTTCCAAGTTATGTAATTACGAACCCCGTAGTGAATTTATTATTTCTATATTGAGAGAACTAATAAATAATGATACAGGTGGTAAAACACAAATCATCGTATTAGCACAAAATAGAAGTGTTTTAAACCATATTTACGATTCCATTTTAAAAGAGGGTTTTTCAACAGTAGGATATTACTTAGGAGGAATGAAAGAACAACATTTAAAAGCTAGTGAGGATAAGCAAATTATCATCGGTACTTATTCCATGGCCTCGGAAGCGCTAGATATCAAGTCTTTAACGACGCTTTTAATGGTAACCCCTAAAACCAGTATTGAACAATCTGTGGGTAGAATTTTAAGGACAAGACATAGCCAACCTTTAGTGATTGACATTGTCGATCAACATGACCTTTTTAGACGACAATTTAAAAAAAGAATGGCATTTTATAAAAAAAACAAATACAGGGTTATTGAATCTATTAGTCATAGCCCCTATCAATGGAATACAATCTATGATGCCAAAGAGATTATTAAAAAGGACAAGTCTTCAACCCGAAGAGAGCCTTTTACTAATAAATGTTGTATTGAATTAAGCAGCCTATAAGTATTTAAATCACCGTCGTCGATTACGTTTTGTTAAAACTCGTTTGCGACGTGTTTTAACACGTCGTTTTGTCTTAGTTTTGGGTCGCCGGTTAGAACGACGACGTTTTCCACCCTGCATCGGTACATTTTCAGTCTGGATGATGTTTCCAAGCTGATCAGCACGTGTAAATGGTCCTTTGGGTGGGAGTATCGGTAATGCACCATTACTGTAATTGGGATCTATAGACGACGAATTTGCTCCTGACATACATTATAATAACATTATTTAATGGTGATTTATTTCTCTCAATGTTGCTACTTTTATCCGTTTATCACTGGTCTTTAAAACTGTTTCAGGTTGCCATAAACGGACATGGGGATTAAATGAACAATAAACCAATGCGGTTGTCTTATCTCCCAGCAGTCTCCGGCCATCTTCAAATGTATTTTCTGCTACATCTGTCTCGTCGTCGTCGCTTTCTTCAATAGTATCCATATTGGCAACATATTTAGATGTAGATGGGTAAAATAAAGCATTAAGTTCATAACTCATTGATAATTTGTTAATATGCGCTTGTTGGTAGATTACCGGACTACCATTATCATAAACATATAGGTTATATATATCAAAGGTATTCAACTTATCAGGTTTAATCATAAAAACAGTATATTCTTTAGATAAGTGTCTGTCTGCACGATAGGTCATAAACGTCGTAGTATTGGTGGTGGATAGATTAACAAACACATAACTGTAAATGGCATAGATATTATCAACATGATTTTCGCCCAGCGCCTCGATGGTGATATCGAATTGTGGAAGACGGAACGAAAGTTGATCACTAAACAACAACATGTTTTTAATTCCAGAATTCAATAAATCCAATAACAAGGCCAATTTAGTACTATAAGGATCGTTATTAAAATAGGCTCTATTTCTATAGTAAAACACATCATATAGGACAACAATCGGTTGTTGTCGTAGTTTTACACCTAATACGACAGTTCCATAACCAAAACACAGTTCTTTATCAAAACAACATTTTTCCAGTTTCAATTCATCGTAACAGCATTTCCCCCTATAAATAGGGACACTAAAACATGCGTAATTTCCATTATATATGGTAAAATAAAAAACATATTTTTTACCATAAGGCAATGCAAAACATAAATCGCTCTGGACTTTCTTATCAAGTTGTTTTTCATAAGAAAGTTCAATCGATGGTAATATGGAGAGAACCGAATGGATATAATTCATATTATCTATACTATAAACCGTTCAATACTTTAAATCTATTATAATAACTGTTTATTCAGAACAAACACTATCTTCTTGATGTGTTTTCTGAACTATAAACTCGTTGTTAATGAAATCGAGCAATTCCCTTTTAATAGATTGGTCTGGCTCTGAATGCTTATTTTCATCCATAGTTACCAATAGTTTATCATATGGGGTTGTCTCTATCAACTCGTTGTGTATAAATGTAATGTCTGTCGTTCCATTCTCAGTTGGTTCTGGTAGTTCTTCAACCAAGTTTAGATCTTTTTCTATAATAGGTTCTTTAGAAATAGACCTTTTATTAAATAAAAGTGGTACTTCAGGTGTATCTACTTGACACACTTGTGTAAATAATTGTTTTATATGCAAAAACAAATAATGTAATATTATAATTAAGACGGAACATTTAATCAGTTCAATACAAATGCTATAAATCATAGATAATATTATAATACATTTACCAATAGTGATAATAACGTATATACATCTTCTCCATAAATACTGTTCTCTCCATCTCGAGAGAGACAATCTTTAATATAGTCTTCCTGGCTTTTTTTACCATCGGTATCAGGTATTTCTAGTTCAAAATAACAATCCTCTAATTTACCATAATTATTAAATATAAAACGGCATTTTGTAAGGGATTGTTTGCTTAGCGATACACAATAATCGATACGTTCATAACATATGTTATCAATTGGAATATGGTACATAGGTGTAAGTTTAGTAGCCGAGTTAGTCAAACATATAACATCACATTCAACCTTTATTTTAGTAGAAACTACCTCAAATGGTTGGAGTGTGGTAAATGTAGGCAAGCAATAAATATTATTGTTATAACTGTTGAAAATACCGTAATCGCAATGCAATTCTTGATAATATTTTGGTGTTATTATTAAATTACTTTTATTAGTTCCAATCATTGTTTTCATGTCATCAATACATGTCTTGTATGATATTTTTGGATAAAGTCTAATTTTCATTTTAAATTGAATCACTGTACTATTTGATACGGTTAATCATCTAACTCATTTTACATTACAACTGAGATATGTCTATCTATTTTATTTCGGATTTTGGGTATTTTTCAGAGGACCATACTAATTTTAATAGATTGAAAGGATTAACGACTACCATTAAAAACGATTTTAATAATACGACTGATATTTTATTACTTGGTGGCGATAACTTTTACTCAAAGGGATTAACAATAAAAAACTACACCTATTTAATATCTCAATATAATAGACTATTTAATACCATTAATCCATCTCGTGTTTATGCAGTGTTGGGAAATCATGATTATTTAGGCGACATTCGATACCAAATAAACAATCCTGATTTATTCACAATGCCCAACATGTATTATAAAACCACGTATGGAAAAATAGATGTTTATATGATTGATACTATGCTATTAGAACCAAACACAGCAACGGATTTAATACATGTCTGTGGACAATATATAGACGATACTTTGTTAAACCCCTATGATGAGTATGGTGGGGATTACGATTTATTAAATAAAATGCGTCTTACTATGCTATCATGGCTAGATGATGAAATTACGAAATCCAATGCTAATAATCAAATAGTGATGGTATGTGGTCATTATAATATATTGACGTTTGGAAAACACCGATACACAAATGATTATTCATTAGTATTGTGTTTTCTACTACCTTTATTTGTTAAACATAATGTAAATATCTATTTATCGGGACATGATCACGGGTCTCAAGTTCATATATTAGATAACATAGATATTATGGACTGTATTAATAATGTTAGATTATCAAGTTATGATAAAGAAATTATGGATATGTTGTATCCCAATATTATAGATCTTATAACAAAATCAATTAATTATAAGTTTTATAATATTGTATCTGGGGGGTGCGTTGATACACCTGTGTCGCCTGAGGATAGAACAATTTCACCTCTTATGAATAAATGTACAATATATGAAAATTACACAGACAATCTGTTTTTTAAACTATCTATCAAACCTGAATTATCACCCAACCCAAACGATTCTCTTGATATCAAGATGGAATTCATTGAAAGTATTTCAATTGATAACCCATCTACAGTATTCAGTTATACGTTAATCTAATATTATTGTTATAATTATGTTGTATTTTTATTTTCACTATTTATTTTCGTTATTTATTATTTTATTTAAATTGAACTATCTAACAGATTATAGATCAATGTAGTTAAACATTTGGATATCTATATACTATCAATGGCGCGAAGTGTAAAAACAGCGACCCAACAGCTTTATTCTATCCTGATTGTTGATAAAAAGGGTAATATTAAAACAAACTCGATACGATCTACTGATCAATTAAGTACCATTTATAAAAAATGTACTACTACTCGAACAGCCAAAGCCGAAGATTATCCTAAACTAGCGACATGGGCTCTTGAAAGTGAAAAGAGTTATATTGATATTTATGGAAAGATTGATGGTGGTCGAGCAGGTAGTGAAAATAAATACGAACTTCCACCACCATTGGATACAACGTTGCTATTCAATTCGTTCGTATTGGTTAAATATTCGTTGGATAATAAAGATGTTAGATTGAAATCATTAACGGTTGATGTATGGAAAAAACATTATACTGAATTAATGGGTGGATTTGAAGACCTTGATAGTAATGAATCATCAGAAGAAGATGAATTGGAAGACATTCCTGATGAAATGAAAACAAAAAATGGATATCTTAAAGACGGGTTTATTGTTGATGAACCTGTCGTGGTTGAGGACATTGATGATAGTGATGATGGTGACGATTCTGATGATAGTGACGATGACGATTCTGATGACGAGAACACTGAAGGCGATGATGGTGTGTCTGACATAGAAAACGACACTAGTGATGTTGAATTGGATCACCATGATATTGGCTATAAAAAGAAAAAACATAAGGTTGTGTCAAAAACACAACCACTTGTGGATGATATTGATACAGACGAACTACTCAACTTCGAAACAGAAATTAAAGAACCCATTAGAGAAACGGACGAGTTGGACTACGAAGATTATATCGACGATTGTGATTAATATGAAACGTCATAAAAAATATTATTAATCATGGTCATTAGAATTAAAATACTTTTATTCTACCAAATCCCCAAAAACAACGATATATTCATCATTTAATTCATAACGCGTCCCTACAACATCAACTGTAATAATATCATCTTCTTTAATAGTATTAAATAGGTCATTATTATAATAGTGGTCACGGGCTACAAACAACACCAATGGTGTTTTTGCTATACGACGTGACGCGGTGGTTGGCAAATCAGCAACAATACACCGTATTCCAGCTTTGGTTATATTTTTAACCAAACAATTCACTTTCATTCCAATTGTTGGACTACATACATTACATTCAAAAACGACACTGTACTCAAACCGATCACCATTCATAATCCCTAGTGAATAAGTTAAAAGGGCGATAGAATCATATTTAACATAGCCTTCTTTTAGACAAAGACCTTCATAGTCTAATTTTAATTTATTCTCCATCATTTCTCTGAATTTAGCCTCGGTATTGGAAGATAGTTCAGCCATACTAATACCTATTTTACGAGTTAAAACGACTTTGTTAAACAAATTGTCATAAGATAGCACATCATTATCAGTACTTTGAATAGGTTGCATTGTGGTCATTGATACTAAGTATTATAATACCATATGTTTTTAATTCAATTTAAATGTTATATAATTAAGCAAGCATCGTAATTTTTTCTACATCGATTTGTTTATATTGCTCTAATGGTAAAAACCAAGTTAATTCAGTATGTCTTATTGCGTTATAGTATCGCAATAAAACCTCCTGATAAACACATACCGAATTTGTCACTAGTTTATCAATAGTTCTGATAGCAGTATTCATATTAGCAACACCGTCGATAGTATCGTCTCTGAATTTTTTTATTAAAGCAATAGAGTTAGATTTACCAGCCTGATCGCATCGAGCTCCTTTACTTCGTTTTTGTTTCATATGTTTAACCTTAAACATGATCCGGTTTTGTTTAAACACACTTACAAACCCAACATACTCCGCCAATGAACCCACAACCACCTCTTTATTGTTAGTAATAATTTCTTTAAAATCATTCTTATCCTCCGGTGTAGCAATTACCAACACACCATCCACCAAAATGTAATAGTTAAATACAAATTCATTATCGAATAAGCCAAACAATCGTCTTTGTTTATCATCGGTATGTCGTATAACACAAGCCTCTTCTAGATAGCGTTTTACAATGTTCAAATACTTTTTTTGAGGAGATGGTAAGGTCTTTGTTAAATCGTCCAACCCTGTTTTATTACCATAAAACAATTCAAGTATATCCCGCTTATTTACAAAATCCATATCGAAATCTATAATATGCTCTATAATACAACGCTGTATAACCTCCACGCTCATATTATCTATAGTCATCAATTGGGGTATAACAAAGCTACATAAACGATACCAATCTTTATCGTTGTTTATTTTTTGTGGTTTCCTAAACGCAATATCTATCTTATCAGCGATTAACTGTAAAAATGTACTAATATCGTTAGCTTCCACTTTACTATCATCAACAACGCCTTTAGCTAGTTTATTTTTCGCAGTGCGTTTCATACGTTTAGATTGAGGTACTACTAACCGTTGGTGTTTATATTCTATCGGTGTCTTAATTTCAAAGACATCATTGGGTATTTCTAATGTCTCGGATGGATTAAAGAAAAATAAGTCGCCTACCTTAACAATTGACCCATATCGACCAAAATTATCTATAACCTTAATATTTTGGTTTGAACTCATTGCATTGAGAGAAGCAATAACCTGATGAATAGAATATGGTTTTCCAGCATAACCCTTTAATCGACGATGAATATCATCAAGTGAAAAAACATAGTTTTCCAAATACAATTGTCCTATTTTACTAATTAAATGAGAGACATCGCTTTCGTAATAAGACGGGTTAATGTCAGTTTGTTGGCTACCGTTTATTGTATCGAGCTTTTTAAATTCCTTTTTAGAATAATCGTCGTAATTTCCTTTTTTACACACATAACTACATTTTTTCATATAGTCACAGACACTCGAATATGGTTTATCACCGACCTTATATTTCAACTGTGTTCCATTGGATAACAATATATTGATAGTAATATTTAATGTCTTACTATCGAAATCCATCATATGATTATTCACTAAACAATCAATAGATGTTTCTTTAGCAATACGCGAAACCACTCCCATTTTGACCGCACCACTTTCAGCGTATCGATATACATATAAATCAACTGGTTCAACATTGTCATTAAAAGGGTTTGTTGCATGAAGATATATGGCTACATTCCGCTTTTCAAACGGTAATGTTTTGTGGCTACAATTTCGAACTCCCCGACCTATAATTTGTTCTATTCGTTTTGTATTATACCACGGCTCTAAAATATGGAGTTGTCGTATGTTTTTAAAATCCAACCCTTCACTACCCGCGCGAGATATTAAAACTATTTTAATCTTATCTCCATGTTTATTATCATCTGATACTATCTTAGCCATTTCTTTGGCATTGTTTGGTGAATAACCAACATTACCACTAATAAAAGCATAGCTAGCGGTTTTAACAACATTAGTGTTTTTTAATTCATTATCAGACAACATGTTGTTCGCAGTGGATGCTTTTGATCGCCTATAACCTTCTTCCTCTAACGCGATAGCCAATGGTATTAAACTACCTTCCAAAAATTGAGAATACACCATAACAATACCTTCTGTATTGTACAATTGCTCTAATATAGAATATATCTTACCACTATAAGCACCTATTTTAGATTTAGAAAACAAGCGACCAACCTTATCTATGGTTGTGTTTTTATAAGAATAGTCTGTATTGTAAGACCCCTTTTTAGTAAAATCCATTACATGCTCCAACCCGCTCCTACCAGTGTATTTTAAAAACGAAGTTTTTACGTCGTCTATATCGCTAGATTTAACATCGCCATCGACTGATGGATAGCCAATAATTAGACAATCTAATAACGGTTGGATAAAATTATAACCAAAACCCTCCATATCTTCTAATTTGGAGCTATCATCACCAATTATACCACGTTTCAATTCCGCCAGAATAGCTTTATAGACTACCTGTTGGCGTTTTCCTGCGGTTGTCATATAACAGTCCAAATACTCTAATGGTTTCACGATGTCTTTACCATTAAGCATTTTTTCCGGATACTGTAAAAGTGATTTTACTGACTGTTCTCTACTAAATTCGCTTGGATATAGCGAAAATGGAAATGTAAATGGGTTATCTCCTCTAACGAAACTAATATGACCACTCATCTTCTGTGATAGTTTGATAGCCCCAATTTCCACCAAATTACCGTCGTCGTCTAATTGTTTCAATAAATTACCCTTTTTGTCAAATACCTCATTGGTGTGTAATGTAGGTAAATTACTATTTAATAACATCAAGTTGAGTAGCCATATTATTTCCTGCGGTGAATTATACATTGGGGTTGCTGACAACAATAATAAGCGCATTGTGGTTGTTTCTTTTGCAATTCGTGTCAATACGTTGCCAATACCTTTTTCTTTTTTATTAGACGGTCTTAAATTATGGGCTTCATCAACAACAATAAGGCGGTTTTGAAAAATAGACTGGATTCTTTTTTTTATTATATTATCGCGTTGTTCAACATCAAGTTCAATAGTATTGATAGATTGTAATATTTTTTTATTGAAAAAATTAGAAAATTCTTGATAACCCATAAACATATAATATTTTTTAATCAATCGTTCAACATTCCGTATTAATTTTTCTTTTTTAAAATTCTCACCAGCGTTCTGAGTTATCTCGCTAATCAAGATATTTCCAACACAGCTTTCTATATTCCAACTACCAGCGATCTTCTTTAATTTATGCTTATTAAACAATTGGTTTTTGAAATTTTCTTGCACGTTAGGTGACGCTATAATAATAATTTTATTTTTTAAACCGACATTACCCATATAATCTCGCATTTCCTCGCAAATACCCATAGCAGAACACGTTTTTCCAGTCCCTAGACCATGATACAACAACAGGCTATTGTATGGCGTATTAAAGCTCATAAAATTTTTAACAAAACGTTGGTGTGGTGCTAAACTAAATGGTAGATTACATAACATTTCAGATTTTTCTTTAAAAGCATTGTTCGTGGTAGTTCCTTCAACGTAATCGATATAACCGTTCTCTCGAAATTCATTCTTATTAGACAATTTCATAGAAAATAACGGGTCCTCTAGTTTTGGATAAAACTCATCTGCATATGTTAAAACCGATGGAGATTTGGTTTTTATTTTAAGTTTCCTCTTTGTTTTTAATTCAGAGCTCGTTTCCAAAGACATACTATATAGATGGATTATGTTTTATAGTTAAAATACTTATTCTATTACAGTTCTACAAAACCATAGTTATTTAATACATTATTTATATTATCCGCAACCTTTAATTTTTCAACATCATAATACCTAAATTTTGTTTTTAGTTCATCAAACGATACCCATTTAGCATCACCAATCTCGTTTTCCTGAAATGATATATCGCCCTGAGTATCGTTATAATCCATCAAACACATATAATAGAGTTGCCTGTAGTGTTTATTATTAGACCCAATAAATATTTCCTGTTGTGGAATTAGATTTAACACACACACTGTTTGTCGTTTTTTATATCCAGTCTCTTCACAAAATTCCCTAAAAGCAGTATCAATGTTTTTTTCTAACCCATCTCTCTGACCTTTAGGAAAACCCCACTCTGGTTCTGACCAACAAGACGATAATGTTAAAATGACCGATTTTAAATCGTAATTCTGTTTTAGTGTATTGAATTTATCGTCTAATTTAGAAGTGTTTGTTATTCGTCTCAAAATATCATTATTTTTACCCCATAGATAAATCCAATTTTCCAGAAAATCGCGTGTCAATAAATAATTACGTTCCTCTAACGTAGTCTCCTCCAATAGACGTTTTATATGTGCTTCATCATTAAGGTCATACTTTCCCCGTATAAGGTCACAATAGCCATGACTATGTTTTCTCATCACAATAAGATATTCGTAATTACTTGTATTTGTATTTAACCTAAGTGCTACAACGCCTAATGAAATATCGTAATCTACACAAGTCCCTCTGGTGTGACCATAATTACCACAATTAACGCAATATTTAGGTTTTATCATCGTCGATGATCCAGAACTGAAAATACTATTATTTATTCCTTTAGGGTTTAACTTATTATTAAATTTATTCATCAATATACTGTCGGCTTTACTCTGAGTAAGGGGGCTATTGTAATCGTCTCTGCCTATAGTGTAATGGTTATTATAAAACGTGTTATATCGATTATTGTGCTTAGCTCCATCATTCTGTTTAAAACTAGAACGCGTTAATTTACGATTAAACGACGTGTTGGATTTAGAAGACGACTTACAACTATATAATTTACATGATTTTTTACTTATATCATAATTTCCATCCATATTTATACTCTAATATGTTTTAACCTTATTGTTTTTATATGTATTTATTCTAACGTTTATAGATGACAGATAGAAACGCAATATGTATTGACGAGTTGGTTCAGTTAAAAGACGTATTGGCGTTTATGAAACTTATATGTTTTCAATACTCGCCGGTACCCAACGATGTTTTAAAAAAAAAATATTATGATGTTCTCTCAAACATACCGGTTTATTATCCTAACAAGAGGGTGTCTAACAAGTATATTCAATTACTTAATACAACCCCTTTAACGTCGTATTTGGATTCGCGTACAGATTTACTACATTGGATGCATTTTGTAGAATCTCAGTGCCTTGGTCTCTATGGCGAACCGATTCTACCTTATGATAGTTGGTTTGTTGCTTATCACGATCGATATGAAAGACCTTATTATAAAACGGATATAACTGATGATAATACAGGTCATTATATACATAACGACTATGTTATTTACGGTATAATATTGACACTTTTCATAAGTATTATTAAATACAATATGTAATAGTATGTATATGAAAAGTGAAATAGTTATTTTGGGAATAACGACCTTTTTTATAGCAAATGCTTATAACGATAATAAATACATGAAGCAAGTTCTTTCAATGAAAAAATACTATAATATGGCGCTTATTGGTTTTGCGGGATTGTCATTTTATCTTTTTTTTAAGAAAAATCCAATGCATATGTATTCTGGTATTAACGCTGCTAGACAGCTAATTAAATCCCTCCCTGTCGATAAGTCAGCATCCTATATGTTTGACCCTATTTTCAACAGCGATATTGATTTTAGCCTCGGTGGTAAAACACCCCCATTGGTGGATAACCATAGACCTTCCAATAATCCTATTGTATCTGTGATTAATCAGCTCGATAAAGGAGGGTCAAAAACCACAAAACGCAGTGTTGGTGAAACAAAAAAAAAATATGTTGCCAGTCAACAAGATTGGAAATGTGGTCAATGTAAGGCGCAATTAAACGCGTGGTTTGAAGTAGATCATATACAAAGCCTAGAAAACAGCGGGTCTAACCATGTATCCAATTTAGTAGCTCTGTGTCGGGAATGCCATGGAAAAAAAACTGCAATGGAACGAATGGGGTTATTATAATTACTAGAAAAGTATTTTAATTTCAAAGGTCAATATATGACTAAATTACTCATTTACTTTTTAATATATGTGGTATTGGTCTCACTAGTTGGCGCGTTTATGGGCGATGTTTCCATCCAAGGAGTTGATTTAAATATACATAATATGCTAGTATGTTCTCTCGTAATACCATTCTTGATTCTTATTCAGGGTTTTTATGAGGTGTTGTTTTCTGAAGATATTAAAACCCAACAGTCTATTGTATTAAAGGTCATTGGGTTGTTAATTGGATTAGGAACTACATTTGGTATTCTTTTCCTATTGGTAAAACTATCCACCCCCTATATTCTATCAACAACATTATTATTATGGATTACCGGAATTCTATCAATGGCGACCCTACTCTATATTCCACGGTTCAGAAATAATCTCGCATTTTTCATATCAAATATATCAATTTTGCTTACATTTTTAATAACCAATATCAAGGCGGTTTTAACCTACAGCAGTATTTTAATTATTTTTGGTTTAATCCTATATCATAAAGTCATTATAAGATGGCTCTTGTTACCTAAACATACAATTATTCAATCAAATCCAGTCTATCTTAACCAAGAAACCACGGTTGGATCCAACGAGAATATGAATGTCAAAACTATTGTCGAGAGAACGCGATCAATTGAAGCAAACTATAACTTTTCAGTTAGTTTTTCTTTATATCTCAATGCTCAAAATATAGGAGGCGATATAGCCTATAATAAAAACACAACATTACTTGATTTTGGCGGCAATCCTACAATTCGTTTAAATTCTATAAAAAAACAGTTTATATTCAGTTTCAATTTAGACAATACCACGACCAAAAATATCATTATACCATACAATGATATCAACGGGTTTAAATTATCACATCAGCGGTGGAATACTGTGGTCGTTTCAATGAAAGGGGGGTCTTTCGACTTGTTTATAAATGGATCGCTAATTCACCATGACCAAATTACTCCAAATTATACCATTAATTCTATAAAAATTGGAGAAAAAAATGGTATAGGAGGTGGTGTTAAAAATATTGTGTTTTATAATCAACCACTTGCATTATATCAAATCCATCTATTGGATTCCCTGTAATAAATTTCAAATATACTAATATAATAATATAATTTATATTAGTATATTATAATGAACTTGAGAAATATCCTACTGGGAGTCTCTATTTTAACAGTAATTGTTTTACTGTATTATTACTTTACTAAAAAAACATTTTTGACTACAATGACCGACGCGACAGTATCGCAGGTTATATCTCCAAATGACCTTCCTAATCCAGAAGAAGCCAATAGTAGTAATTTCACATACGCTGTTTGGTTTTATGTTAATAATTGGAATTATAAATATGGTGAGCCTAAAATTATTTTCTCTCGTGTAAATTCCGATAACATGCCGTGTCCAAGTGTTTCACTCGATAGTATGACCAATGACCTTTCAGTAAATATGGCGGTGTATCCTAATGATACGTCTTCCACATCCGTCGTCCATAATTGTAAAGTGAAAAACGTGCCGTTGCAAAAATGGGTATGTTTAGTATTGAGTATGTATGGTCGAGCAATGGATGTCTATCTCGATGGAAAGTTAGTAAGAACATGTCCCCTACCGGGCGTTGCAAAAGCCTGTAATAATGCGCCTCTTTCCGTCACTCCTTCTGGTGGGTTTTCAGGTTATACGAGTGGATTACAATTTTACAACACGTCGTCCAATCCACAAGACGCTTATAATATTTATAGAAAAGGGTTTGGTAGCAACGCATTAAGTAATGTTTTTAATAGATTTAGAATTAAAATAGACGTCTTGGATAATAATGTATCGCAATCCAGTTTTGAGCTATAAACTAAAATGTAATATTCTTATAATTACATAATTGACTGTATTTTTCATTGAACTAAATGTGGTCATTTATTTTATAGTATTATTATAAGTAATGTCGTTAAATTTATTTAATAGGCCAACCACATCATCCTCCATGTTCGATATGTTTCGTCCAACGGCATCCGCTAGTGCAACGGCTAAAAATATACAAGAACGGTTTTTATCTTCAAGTGCTGTGTTTTTAGATTCCAATAGTTTAGTAATGAAATTCTCTTTTTTAATAGTCGTTCTTGTAGTGTTTCTATTATTATTGAGAGGTGGTGCAACTGTGCTGGGGTACTTAATGAGTCCATCTAAAACTCCCCATTTGGTTGATGGTATGATGGATGGAAAACACATGACGGTGGTTCATATGGACCCTAATTTAAAAAGTTCAAAACCTATACTGCGTTCAGTGAATCAGACTGATGGAATTGAATTTACATGGTCCTTATGGGTGTTTATCGAAGATTTAGAATATAAAAAAGGTATGTTTAAACATATTTTTCACAAAGGCAATGACAGTATTACTATGGAGGGATTGAATACCCCAAACAATGCACCCGGTTTATATTTGGCAAAAGATACCAACGAATTGGTTGTGCTTATGAATACTTTTAGCGATATGGAAGAAACGATTACAATTGAAGACATACCGTTAAACAAGTGGATTAACGTCATTATTCGATGCGAAGGGTTGAATTTAGATGTGTATATTAATGGTAAAATTGTGAAACGTCATGTTCTATCAGGTGTTCCAAAGCAGAATTATGGTGATGTGTATTTGTCTATGAATGGAGGATTCTCTGGTTTCACAAGTAATTTATGGTATTATGATTATGCGCTTGGATTGAGAGAAATCAACCGACTAGTTAAGAATGGACCCAATACAACAATGAAAGACAGTGCAATGACCGATACGCGTCATAAATATTTAAGCGAACGATGGTATTTAGATCAATTATCTAACAATTGATTTGTGTATATTATTTAATACCTATTAGTATAACAATGACATCATTACCGACTAATTTAGTATTCACATGTCCCAATAGTCTCAATGGTATAAGCAACAATTCCAAATCGAGTGAACAAGAACGTAATTCGAACACACTTACAAAAGCCCAACAATATGCGTCCGCAGCTAGAAACACATTAACTACAAACGGTAAAACACAATATGCTACTCAAAATAAATTTGGAACCAACCCAAACGCCTATGATTTATTAAAAATACCAAATAGCAATGTATTACTTATACCTATTACAAAACCATGCAATGATTAAATGGGTATCGACCTTAATCAATAATAGACTTCAATATAAAGTAATTAAAAACATACATAGGCTTTTAATTACTTATAATGGCGTTGGTTGGGAACAATTATTCTGGATTATATTCTCTAACAACAACCGATGGATTGGATTATATTAATAATTTACCGAGTTTTTCCAACACCATAGGAAATCAATCCTATGGTAGAAACAGATTACGACAATCCAAGTTTAAAAATGTAGTTCCATTCACGTATATTGACAACCAGTCGTTTAAGCTAAATGTAAGTAGAATAGGAGATCTATGTCAATTTATTGGAATAAGAATAAAGGACGCCTATCAGTACAATGATGGAATCGTATCTATAATAAAACTTAAAACATTAACACTTCGTATTGGAGGTAATATTATAAAACACATAGATATTCAAATACTAAATAATATCCAGGATTTTGTACAAACGAAAGGACCTGATACGTACTATAATTTTGAAAAAACAACTGTTTTGAGTGATGTTTTAAAAACAATACTACTTTGCTATCATGAAATAGAATTGTATATTGAATTGGCGACTACTATTGGATCTGATAATAGTCATACTACAATGTCTCATGTGAAAGTAGAATGTTATACACAATACACAACATTAGATAACCTCTATAGAAATGAGCTAATAAATACCGATAACACTATCGCTATACTAAATACACTTGAGACCACCTATATAGATACATTACAAACATCTGAAGAAAATTATGAAGGAATACGTTTAAAAACACGAAATTGTTTCGACGGAATATTTTTACATGGTATCATGTATAGAAATATTGAACATTTGTCTATACATATCGTTCAGTTAAACGAATCTACTGAAAATTTTATAGAATATAATGACGGATTCCAAATATCCATGTTTTGTACGATTATCAACGACAATACGTTTTATATACCATTCACAAATAATGCTATGTATGGTTCTATAAATAGAGATTCGTTTTCTCTAAGGCCAGGAGATTCTTTATGTTTAAAACTAATAACAACCGATGTGTGCGAAGAAAATGTTAGTGTTTCAATAATGACCCAAAAAAAGTTTATATATTTTAATGGGGTTGGTGGGTTACATTATATGATCGATCCGTTGTCAAGTGTTAAAGTATCACATAATACTCTGGTTAGTAATCATAAAGACATTGTCCGACCTATAATAAGTACTATATGGAATATAAATGATAGAACTATACCAAGTAATGAAGACGCTCATTGTTGTATTACATTGGAAGTAATAGAAACCAACGACAACTATATACACTGTTATAGTTGTCATAAAAATTTTAAATATATTGTATTACAATGGATAGATAATAATAATAATTGTCCTCATTGTAGGCAGTATTGGATGTTGCATAATCGTATATCTTATAAAAACATTGTTGTAGATAATATAGGTAATTATAATTATGATTTAAAAACACTATTGTAGCGTATATTAGATAATGGAACAGGTTATTGATATAAACAATACCATACCTCTAGTCCTAGCAAGTCATTATAATTTTCATATAATTACAGCCCATTCATTTCCTAATTATGGTATTGGAATAAATAATCAACTACCATGGGATTTAAAAAAAGAGTTAAATCATTTTAAGACGACGACAACTCAAAAATTATATAGTGTAAAAGAGAAAGGTATTGAAATATTACCCAAACGTAATATTATTATTTTTGGTCGTCTTACTTGGAATTCTATTAGCGATAAAGGAAAAAAAAGTATTTTAAAAGACAGGTATGTTATCGTTATTACATCAACACCGACAATTGTTTCCGATAATGGAGAACGAAGAATAACATGGAACGACCTACCCCAAGCATTATATGACTTACGCTTAAACATTACAGTTAGCAACCACGTGTTTTTTGCGGGAGGCGAAACTATATATAATCAAGCGTTTAAAGATTACCCTATTAACTGTGCCCATATTACAGAGGTTTATATCGAATGTTATAAAAACGATGTATCCTTTAGTAAGTATTTTCCAGAGTATGATCCAAATTCTTGGATTATTTCCACCAACCCATTAATGTCGTCTGATACGTATACTCGTTTATCTCTATTAACATGCTCACCATTTATTTTGGAAAACAATATATGGTATCGCCATAAAATGTATGCAACACCCCATTTCGTTTCAGAGTATTATACGATAGACCCGCGTTATAAATCGATAGCCTTTATGGCGGATAATAATGTTGTATCGTTATGGAAATGTGAGGAACAAGACCAGTATTTGGATATTATGAGAGATATTATCGAAATGGGTATGGATCGAGACGACAGAACTGGTGTTGGAACACGTTCAGTATTTTCAACACGGCAAGTATATGATTTGTCAGACACTTTTCCTATAGCAACAACGCGTCGTCAGTGGTTAAAAGGTATTTTTGAAGAACTAAAATTATATATTACTGGTAAAACCGATAATGCATTACTACAATCTAAAAATATTCATATTTGGGACGGCAATACGAGTAGAGAATTTCTGGATTCGCGTGGCCTAACCGACTACCCAACTGGAGATATGGGAGAGACGTATGGTTTTAATTTCCGTCATTTCGGTGGTAATTATATCGACTGTCATACTTCATATGATACATCTACCGGCTATGATCAAGTGTCAAATGTGATTCATCTTCTAAAAAATGACCCGACAAGTCGTCGGATTATCATTAATCTTTGGAATCCTGCAACACTCCACAAGGCAGCATTACCATCATGTCTCTTAATGTACCAGTTTTACGTAGATACTGATTTAAACAAACTTCATTGTCAGATATACATACGTAGTAGCGACTATTTTTTAGCCAACAATTGGAATTGTTGTACAGGGGCATTATTGGTTCATATGTTATGTTCTCTCAAAGATATACCTTATACTCCGGGTTCCATTTCCGTCATTACAGGAGACACTCATATATACAAAAATCATTTTAACCATGTTCAGACCCAATTAAAAAGGGAACCAAACCCTTTTCCAAAACTGGAAATAACTCGCTCCAAGGAATATATATCATTAGATGACATTGAGTACAATGATTTACGCTTAATAGGTTATCGCACCCATCCATCTATTTCAGCACCTATGGCCGTATAACTAAAGTCTTAAGGATGGGTTAATACAAATGTCCATTCTTGGAAACACTTTCCCTGACATGCATTTTTGCTGTTCAGTTACCTTAACACACGACCTTACACTTCGATCGCTCCCAATATAACAATAACCTGCTTTACCACCGCGTTGAATTTGACTCGCCGAGTCATCACCTTCATAATCATCATAGGGTATATTTTTAATAGTTTGTCCTTTATCGCTTTTAGACGAGTCGATATCTAAAAGCCCATCTATATCATTTAATACTGATTTAGACGCGTCGGAGATAATATCTATTCCAAATTTACTACCAACGCGTGTATTGTCAACTGTTGTATCAACGACATTAATAATAGAATATCCAAAATATTTTACTAACGGGTTAATAAGATTTATTAAATATTCCAATACATGTTCCGCATAACCTAAAACGTTGATTCCTAATATAGCTAGTACCACCACTATAATCAGTATGTTTAAAATACTTATATTGGAAGTCGTAGTGGCTATTGGGGTGGTAATTGATTGTATATCGCTTACAAAATCTCCATCATCAAACAGGCTGTTCCCACTAACAGGATTGTCATTACTCAATAGTCTCGAATAGAGTGTCATTTGTATAATATAATAACTATAAATTATTATATTATACTATTCTCTCGAATGCAAATACAAAATATTAATTATTTATATACGTTGGACTATATTCTTTACTAATTGAATGTTATTAAATTATTTATTTTATCTTTTATAGAATAACAATTATATATTATATGAACAAAGAATTAAAATTTATCCATATAACTAAATGTGCCGGGACATTTATAGAAGATTTAGGTTATGAGAATGATATTTTATGGGGTAAATTCCACGAAGAATATGGTTTTTGGCACTCTATATTTATTGATAGAGACAAAAAATTAAAAGAAAAATACGACTGGTTTATGATTGTTAGAAACCCTTATACTAGGATACTATCAGAATACTATTGTAAATGGGGGGGTATAGGAGAAACCAACCAAGACCACACCAAAGAAGAGTTTAATAGTTATCTCATTGATAAAATATATAATCGCTCATTGTCAGGACATCATTATACAGAGCAGTGTAAGTATATAGATGTGAAGTATAATATTAATATTATTAAATTAGAAACAATTAATAAAGATTTACCAAAACTCTTTAAAAATTATAAAATTAACATTCAACCAAATTTTGAAGATAAAAAAAATAAAGGTAATAAAACAAAATTCACAATAGATGATTTTAGTCATGAATTAGTTGAATATATCAATGTAGTATATCATAATGATTTTGAATTATTCAATTATGATAAAAAATGCGTATAAAAATTGGTATATTGACACAGTACAATATGGTTTTATTAATATAATAATATAATAAAACTATCGGTTTAGTAAAATGGTAATTTATATAAGTTATAATTATTATACTGAATCATTTACACAATAGCAATATATCAATAATTAATATCGCCGATAGTTTTCAACAATTCTAGTCGTCGTTGGGTTTCTTTTCGCGATGTTTCTGATACATCACCCATAGTGTCAAACAAATAGTCGGTTTTAGGCGCCAACTCATTCGCCTTTAACGTTCCATAAATCAGGTTTATATTACCTTTAATAATCTCGGTTGCCGTTTTTTCCTCAATAGTCATCAATTGAATACTAATGTCAATCGGTGTAAAAAGTAATTGAAAAACGAAATACAAAAGACATAATTTCTTTTTTTTACAAGACGATGTAAATTTAATCTTATAAAAAAATAGAATACTTTGACAAACACGATGTATGACGTTTGTGTATCTATCCACATCTGTTTTAGTGATTAATTTAGATACGACTTCAGTTCGGCGAGATGAATAGTCAGTTTGGTTCATAATCTCTATAAGATCCCAGATAATCCATACGACATCTTCTTTATGGGTCTGAGTCAGATCCCTCTCCATAGCCTGTCTGGTTGCACACCGTAATGGTATTTTATTTTTCCGACAATGTTCATCATACATCAAAATCCAATGAACCCAAAAAAGAACATCATGCATTTTAGGCGTTTCCAACCCGTCACCAATAGAGAGACATAAATAAGACAATTCGTTCATGGATAAGCTCAATTCATCCGGATCACCCTCTTTTAACAGAAGCCCAATGTATTTTTTACTCTCCGCTTTTAATCGTCCTTGTAAATTGGTAATAGTAAGTTCGTTAGGTTTTAGTTTTAAAACGGACAATGCCGGCATTTTAGGCGAGTAGCACAAGACACATATAATTTCGGCAAAACATTCACGAATGTTCTTATTGTTCCGCATACTCATTTCACAATCGTGATAACCAGTTGACCGAATAGTCTGATAATAGTCGTATTTCACCTGTAAATAGGGCATCACCCTTGGGTTAGAAATGTTAATATGATTACTTACAAAAAGATAAAAGAGTTCCCACAACTTGTCAAACATTCCTATACAGACCAGTTCGGCACACCAGTACTGAGCCTGTTCAAGCTTCAATTCCAGGATTGATTTTTTTAATAAATTCTCAACCTCGATCCGCTTATATCCAGAAAAAGATACGCGTGTAAATTCACTTTTTAAACGTCTATCGTTTATTTCATATTTACGGTCCATTATAAGTAATCGTAGTAAATTTTTAAATTACAATATGACAGTGTTGTTTAGTCTAATAAAATATAATACCATTATAAATTATCTCAATGGTAAAACTAAAAAACACCAACCCGTTGATAAAAAAAACCTATAATGCTTACCATTACTTGATTTCGAAAACCCCTATTAATAACCTACCGTTATCACAGTTGTTTTTGGTATTATTAACGTTTATTATGGCTTATTTTGTATTAAAGCACATGATTTATTATAATATTTTTGTACCATCAATTTCTATAGAAGGATTCGACAATGCTGATTCGAATAAGCAATTTATAATGAAGAAAAACAATGGTTTATTCGACGATTTTTACGCATCGATTTATGACACGTTGGTTTATAGTGATATAAAGAATGCATTTGAGTTAAACCGACTATCTTATTACGCTACAATTGACCAACATTCAAATATCCTTGACATTGGTTGTGGAACTGGTCATCATGTAGCTCAAATAGCAGACTCTAATGCTATTTTATCAAACGATAACATTATTGGGATAGATATATCGAAAGCAATGGTAAATAAATCACAGGACAATTATCCGGCTTTAAAAAATTGTTATCAATTGGGTGATGCTACTGATCCCACTCTCTTTAGGGATGATACATTTTCACATATACTATGTCTCTATTTTACAATCTATTATATCAAGGACAAATATCGTTTTTTTAAAAATTGCCATACTTGGCTCCAGCCAGGTGGGATTGTACTTTTACACTTGGTTGACCGCGATGAGTTTGATCCTATTATTCCAGCTGGCAACCCTCTTGAAATAATCAACGTTCAAAATTATTCCGACAAACGTATTACATCGAGTAAAGTCGCATTTAACGGTTTTAACTACCAGGCTAATTTTGACTATAAACCAACGAAAAATCGGAGTTATTTCACCGAAAAATTCATTTATAATAATGGAAAAACACGCCAAAATGAACATACGTTTTATATGGAGACACAAAATGACATTTTAACTACTGCTAAACAAGCAGGATTTATTGTTAAGGAAAAAAACCATATGCATAAATGTGGTTATGAAAAACAGTATTTATATGTTCTTGAAAAAACGCACTAAATGATTTTATATATATTATATATAACAATGGTAAAACGCCAGAGATCGAGTTCTAAAACTCTTAAAAAACTAAAAATGCGTCGTAAAACAAATAATCGTACTCCTAAAGTGAAGAAGCGAACACGCGTCTCCCGTCGTGGTCGCCGAAATTTGACCAAAGTAGGTAGAAATCAACAACACGGCGGGGATGACCAGAATGTCATCGACATTACTCATCTATTGGGAACAGTGGGGGACGCATCGGCGTTTAATATACCAATGTCTGAAACTATTGTTCTTACACCCAAGGTGTTGGTATCTATAGACGCCAATCAAGAAGAAAATGGCGACACTATACGCACTATAAAATTAGGTGTGTTCTTTTACAATTCGCTTAACGGTGAGTATGATCCCTATGAAAACCAGGCATCTGACTTTACCATAGAAAATCGGGTTCTAATGACGCAAGAAATGGAAGGTTATCTAGCCAATAAATATGGTAATTATCATCCATTAAATATGTTATTCTTCCCTAATTTTGAAAAAACAGACAGAACTCTATCTGTACCGTCTCTCGGTATTTCTATTGAAGACGAGTTTCAAGGACTCAATTTAGCAAGGATAATGATCCAAGTAGCTATTTTCATGTTGGAAAATACAGTTAATAATGAAATGTTGCAAGACATTACTGGTGAGAATTTACATGAACAAATATTGAGTATCGATGGTGATGGTAGCGGTGGTTTTTGGGAACATATGGGTATGTTTGACCACCGGTATGGATACAATAGGGATACTGCGCATAAACTTAAAGGTGTTGGTATGGAACTGATTACTAAAGTCTGTATTATGCGATTTTGGGCTGCTGGTGACAAGTTAAAAATACCTAATTATGATGAAAGCCCTATTTTCTCTAAAATATACCCTCCTCTAAAACAATATTATCTTACTAATAGCTATAAAAGTTGCAAACCTGACTATAAACAGTCGCTCGACATCGACGATGGGCGTCATCAATCTCATTTTGAACACATGATTGACCAAGTATCTAGAATGAAACATAAAAAATGAATACATTGTTTATAATTTAAAGTTAAATTATAATTAATTGTAATGAAAAATATAATACAATTTAATACAAATAGTTATTGTTGCGAAAGTGGGTTCTTCACTAAAACTCCTAATGGTGGTGATTATACGACGTGCCCTTTATGTGAAAATGGCGATTGGGAATCGACTATATCCAATACATATATGAATACTTTACAATCACACTATAAATCTTTTATGAATGAGGATGGTAGTCTTGGAAGTGAAAATTATTCTTTTTGTAATGAATGTAAAATACTTTTTAATATTGGGTGTGTTCATTCTATGAATGGTTGTACTTCCAATATTTACAATGCCCATTTAATAGGTAAATGGCGACATCAAGGAAATACATATACAGGTATGCCGCGTTTTGATACTTTAATAGAATATATTACAACAATAAAAGATATTGAAATTCATGGTGAAATATGTCCCAACAATGGTTTGAAATGTACAAGTGAAGGTACTGCTTATCCAAATGATAAATTTCCTCAGTACTATAAACCATGTCCATTATCATTATAACCATAAAATAAAGGTCGTCTAATATCATTAATTAAATTCCAATACTTATTTAACATAGGGTTATGATTGATAATATAAGTATTGGAATACGAAACGTTATAATATATAGTATTGCATTTTGTATATTTATACAGTCTATTATATTATTACGCTATAAATTTAAATATGTATTTTGGGGAAGAATACCTGCATACCATACCTACCAATGGTGGTATCGTTTTATGGATGAACAACTCATTAATAAAAAGAAATGGGTTGGAATGAGCAAAGACAGTCGTTATTACATACACCCAACACCTATACATTCTAAACAAAATCTAACCCTAACAACTTTAAAATTAGAAGATGACACAATTAAAGACATTGTTAATTACATTAACATTCATTTTATGAATTACTCAGACGCTCGTTTCAACATTGACTATCCACAATTAAGTCAACTTATTTCACCATATAGTAAATTATCAGCATTAAAAGAGAATAATACAATGCGTGGTTGTATTATTAGTATTCCATTTACGTTATGGTTAGCATGTTATAAAAAGCATCAATGGTCTCATAGCATTGAATCTCAAACAACAAAATATAAAAACCCAGACACTATACAATGTCATTATGTTGATTACCTATGTGTGGATAAAAAACACCGAAAACAAAATTATGCATCAAACCTTATTTATTCCCATTGTCTAAATACAATTAGTAATAATGAGGTAATAGTAAATGATCTACAACCTTGTTTTATATTTAAAAACGAAGGTTTTAAAACAAATGCTTTAAAACCGTTTGTTGAATATAAATCACATGTTATTGAATTAACTAGCCTTACAATGAATGACTGTATAGAGAATATACAGGTTGTCTCAGAACAAGGAATGAATTGTCTAGTTATTAATGAAAACAAAGATCAAAACTATTTAAGTGATTGTATTACAAAATTGTATAATTTAAACAAAACTAATATATTTATGTGTATTGGATTAATATCTAAAGAACAGTTTATTATGATGGTAAAAAATAACGACTTGGTTGTTGTCTGTTTACTTGAACATCATGAACCACGAGGGTATTATTTTTTTAAAAATATACATTCTCTCATTGAAAGTAAAACAAACGAGTTTGAATGTTTAGCGTCAGTTGATCTAAGTTATACAACCAATAATCAATGCTCTAAAGCATTTATATATGGGTTTAAAATAGCCTGTATTCAAAGTCGTGATTTCCTATCGTCGGTTACAACTGGTATATCATCATTTAACTTGTGTTGTATTGAATCAATATCCCATAATTATTTTATATTGAGAGAAACCAATTTAATAAGAAAAGTAATTCACACTATCATACCAATGGCGTATTATAGTTTTAATGGTCTTATACACCAAAAAGAAAGTCATCAATTAATGATGATATCTTAACGAGTATATTTTCCCATTTTTACAAAATTATCGGAAATATAAAGAATAAAAAAACCTAGGAAAAAATACATTACCATCTCCTCATTTACATTTTCCGTTCTCATCTGCCTATTTTGTTCCAACATGTGAATAATATAATTTATTTTTTCTTGGATTTGTGGTGTTTCCTGTTCGCCTTGCGTCGATGATGGTGTCATGTGTCTTCCAAAATCATATAATAATTCAGGTTTCAATGGCGTATTAGTACTATCTAATGTATAATGACCTTGGTTGGACTGATTCATATCGTTATTGTGAAACGCCTCTTGAGTTTGAATTAATGGGATTATTGGTTGTGTTTGCTGTAAGTTGGGTTGCGGTGCTACCGGAGTTGTGTTAGAAGAGGTGTAATTTTCTTCTTCAGTATCGTCAAATGCGGTAATTGTTGTGGAAGACACGCTCTCTTTTTTCGTTTTTAATTTTTCAATAATGTTAGATGGGTTATATGTTTTTGTCTTAGATACTTCCGCGTTGGAATGTTCTTTATCATCTAAATACGAATACCCCAATGTTGAACCATTCATGACTACTTATAAATACAGTGTTTTTTATTTTAATAAAATATTCGTATATTTTATATGAACCAACGTAATGAATTAATAGTATTGATTGTATTATTATTAATCCTCTTGTTGAAACCAAACCATGTTATGACCTATATAAAAACACATTTAGGTCGTCTTATAATGGTGGGAGGGTTGGCTTATTTAGCGCTTAAAAATTATATATACGGAATTGCAGCATTAGGTTTCATTATACTTATACACGAAATGCGAGTAGTGGAAGGGAATCAAAACATGAGCGATTCTAAAAATACAGTGGTTTCAAAAGACATAAGCGATGATGTTGAAGATGAAGAAGATGAGACTGATGATGAACCAGATTATTTAGACAACGCGGACCCGGATGACAATAGCGACGATGATGGTGACGAGGATGCCTAACTAACATATTCAAACCTATCACATAATCTATATTCTAATTATAATATAGATTATGTTTAAAACTATAAACAATTACGTATCTTCTCTCAATAATAGCAAATACCTGGCTGGGATTCTAATGATTGTATTGAATATACTTTCTAAATATATAAATATTAAATTCACTAAAATCCAAGAGACTTATATTAAAAATCTATTAGGTCGTCAATTACTTATATTTACCGTAGCGTTTGTAGCTACTCGTGATGTTGTTGTTTCATTAATCCTAACATTAGCCTTTATCGTATCGGTTGACTACCTTCTTAACGAGGACAGTGGTTATTGTATTATACCAACCAGTATTCAAGAACGAATTCAGGCGTTGGAGGATTCACTACTTGACGACGATGACTATCCTTCTGAAGTAGAAATAGAAAAAGCCCATAAAACGTTGGAGAAGATGAAAACGATGCATTATAAGCAGAATCAAGATAAGCGAAAGGTTATGTTTTCGACATTATATAACAATCTGATTCAAGATATTTGATTTGGTATGGCGGATGTTTATCGCCACCAATGGCCGCGGCGTCCGTATTTTTTTTTAAAATTCATCTCAATATTCTAACTTTTTTATTTTAAAAACCTTATTATAGCATCCTAAATATAAAAAAAATGCGGAAAAACGGACGTTTTTGGTTTTGACTTGTATGTCGGGTGGATTTTTTTTCGAGTTTGAAAAGTTTGTATTCATATAAAAAAAAGGCGTCCGCGGAATTCTGAAACCTTTTTGTAAGCTGTCGAAATCCCGATGGATAACAATGGATAAAAATGGATAACAAAAATAAACGTAGTTTTATCCCTGTTTTTTCCATTTCATAATATGGACTGGTCGCATATTTTTAAAATCATTTTTCTTACCATAACTGGAAAAATGATGGAAAAATGTGGGATTTCGTGGGATTTCGTGGGATTTCGTGGGATATTTTAGCCCGTGAAACAAAAAAAAACAAATTAAAAAGGAAATATAAATATAATATACGGATATGATTGAAATGACAACGGCTACTTATTGCAAGGTCTGTTATATATATTTTCGTGATGCAAGTGACAGAAAAAGACACCAACTTACAAGTAAGCATAAAAAAAATGCTGGTCTTGAGAAGGCTGTTTCTATAAAGAATAAACAACATCGAGAGAATCAACGCTATCAATGTGATAAATGTACTAAACACTATAAATACCAGAGTGGTTTAAGTAAGCATAAAAACAATATTCACGGTATTGAGGATATTCCTAGTCAAAATGACAATGTTATGAGTATTATGAAAGACATTCTAAAGACACAGTTAAGTATTTTAACACAACAACAAAAACATAGTGCATCGTTAATGAATGTAAATCACATTGTTAACCAAGGTGTTTATATTGATAAACAAGTCGTTAATATCAATGTATATCTTAATGAAAAATGCAATAATGCTATAAGCCTTATTGATTTTATAAATAATTTAAATCTTACACTGGACGACCTCAAACAAACTCAAAGTTTAGGTTATGTGAATGGTGTTTCTAATATATTAGTAAATAAACTCGTATCGTTAAAACCAACTGAGAGACCAATTCATTGTGACGAAACGGGTAAAGAGTTTGAATTTTATATTAAAGAAGATAGTAATTGGATGAAAGACATTGATAGTAAGCGTATAGATTGGAGTATCGAAAACATAACGAAAAAACAGATTGAAATGCTAACCTTATGGGAAAAGAGTCATCCGAATTGGATGAATTCTGATAACGAATTAGAAACATATCTCGAAATGGTTAAGTTATGTATGGGAGGTTCGTGTCCAAACGAGATAGAGAGAAACAAGGTATTAATCAAACGAGCGTTAGCCAATGGTGTCAAAATAGAAGACATCTTATGTTTATAATTTACCTTTTTTCTTCAACGTTTTGGCAAGACGGCCATTTTTATTTATACACCGTTTGGTTTTAGGGTTTATTACTTTATTAGGAGGGCATTTTTTGGTGGCATTTTTTGGTGTTTTGGATTTAGACGCCGATCTTCTCAATTTTTTTAATTCAGATGGGAATTTTTCATAATAAGGAGAATCGGACATCGAATGAGATCCCCGACCTTTCACATAGTGAGGACTGCTTGAGCGGTTACCAGATGACATTATAATAAGCTTATATTTTATTATAAGGTTAATGTCTTCAGACCAATAAGTTTTCCATTATAATTTTATATCGTTTAACAATATAATCATGGCCTTTACGCGTTTTCACGATGATACTTGTAGAATAAACAAGCAAACTGAAGAATCAACAGCACCTGGCAGATATGCTTTCCAAACACCAGGACCTGGTTCTCATGTTGCATTTGAGACCAATCCTTATTATCGATTACAAAAATACGGCGCTAATTTAACATCGAATTCTCTCAATGTCGAAAATGATTTACGGGGATTAACACGTCCATTATCGAACGACTGTTATAATTATCAATCCTATGCGGAGCCTTATAAACGTATTTCCGGTGGTTTAGGTGTTCAGCACAGTGCGGTTGAAGAATCAAGGACCGTTTTACCGGCTTATATGATTTTGGATAAAGATATAACAGACTATCATTTTAATAGTTTGTTATATGATGCACAAAAAGGGGCAAAAAATGCTTTTTTTTATAGTAATAATAGTTCCAGAGTAGAGAGTAAGAACACATTTGAAAATACGAAATAAGTAATTTAATAATCATATTGGATATTACCTAAAATATATTTATATTTATTTTCCGAAATTCTGTGTAAGTTGTTTTTGTGTCGCGTTGGCTACACTTTCAGTTAGGTTTCGTTGAGCCTGGATTTCTTCTTTCAACGACTGAATAGTAGAACTGAGAACACTGATTTCCCGTTTTTGATTTTCAATCTGAGCTGTCATTGAACTCGTATCTACTAGATGTTGTAGTTTGCCGGTTTCCAAACGAGCGTTTAATTCCTTGTGGAGTTTCGCTTGTAGTTCTTTTGTAATTTCGTCTTGTTTAGTACGCATTTTTTCCAACTCATTTTCCATTTCATCATAAGTGAATCGATCAACAACAACGCGGTTGTATTTGCTTTCAAGAACTTCTTGGAGCTGATTGACTGTGTGAGTGCTATATGCTGAATCAAGCTCTTGTTCAAGTTGTTTATATTTTGTTTCCAACACATAGGTACGTTCGCTAAGTTCATTTTCTAGTGTAAATTGCTTTTCTGTATAAGTCTTGTTGAGTTCATGTAGGTAATTATAACACTCTTCGTTTTTTGTTCTAAGTTTGAAATCCATTTCATTGAGTTCATCTTCAGTATAATTAGACAGTGAATCGAAATTCGTATTAAATTCCTCATGGTCTTTAGACAAACGCTCGAGTGTTTTCGTCATTTTCTCAAGAACACGGATTAGTTTTGTATTGTCTTGTTGAAATAGTTTCGTATTAATAGAAGGAGACGGCAATGACGTAGGTTTTTTCACAACTGGCTTTTTAGTTTTAGTAACGACTGTATTCGTGTTAGTATCGGGTGATGTTTCCTTTACAACTTTTTTGGGCGGCATAACTGAATATACAAAATGTAATATATTTAAGTTATAATACTAATGTATTTTAGTTATACATTTAAACAGGTTTATTTAAATGGACAGTATAATGGACAAAGGAGTATGTAAAGAATGTAATATATTATTGAAAGATGTACGTTCTCTCGAGTTGCATCGTTGGGAGTATCATCCTAAAAACGAAATGGAATCTTATTGGAGTCAGCTAAAAAAGAGTGGTAAGTTATATTCAGGACATTACACATTGGGGTACCAAGACGATCCTTATTATTAGTTTTGAGATATAAATATAAAATATAAAAATATAGTAGTCATAATGGAAACAGCATTGTTAGCAGGATTAGGAATGGCAGGTGTTTATACCTTATCTAAGAATATCAGTCCGTTAGACAATAAGCAACGTGGAGACCCGTATTTACGACAACCACACCCACATTACAGTAATAATCCGAGTAATTATCAGGGACAACATCAGGGGAATAGTCAGTTAGAACGCAACACGAATCATTCTATCGTACAAGATAAAACAAGTATTCACGATTATCATAATCCTAATCAAACGACGGATAAACTGTATGACATGGATAATTTTAATGCTGTAGGTACTCGTAATATAAAACAAGGAATCCAAGGCAATACTGACTTTACGAGTCTGTCTGGCGAACCCATGAATACCAATACCTTTAACCACAACAACATGGCACCTTATTTTGGAAGCAAGGTGAAAGGTGTAGGAGCCAATGTGGATACCAGCGAGTTATATTTGGATCGTAAAGTAGGTATGGGTAGTCAGCATTTTAACAAACGCGAACAAGCTCCTTTATTCAAGCCTCAGAAAGATCTGGCCTGGGCGTCGGGAATGCCTAACCAGAGTGATTTTATACAAAGTCGTATGAATGCTTCTAATGTTCATAACAATACTAAACCATGGGAAGAGATTCAGGTGGGTCCATCTTTATCCGGGAATGCTGGTGTTAATGGTTCAGGTGGTTTTAACTCTGGTTTGGAAAATCGTCAGTCGTATTTACCTAAACGGGTCGATGAATTACGGGTTGAAAGCAATCCAAAGGTTTCTTATCAGTTGAATAACCATGAAGGTGCCGCGACAGCCAATGTTAAGAACCGTAGTATTATGGGTGAATATAACTATTATGGACCAGATACTTATTTTGTAAATACTCCTGATCGCTATTTAGTGACGACTGGGTTAGAGAAAAAACAACGTGGTCGGGGAATACATGACATGAAAGAACAGGCTCGAATAGAAACCACGCGAGAATATCAGGGTGGTGCTGGACAGAATGATGTCCGGGCAAGTATGGCTCCACACAATTATCAAGACCCTAAACGAGAGCATGTTTATGGGTCAGTTGAAGGACCTGCTTACGCGAATAATAAAAGTGATCCTACTGATAATGATTACAGTAGCAAGGGTTTTAATGTCATACCAAACAACCGTGCGGTAACGCAACAAAAAACGGTTTTCGGAACAGTTAAAGGTATTTTTGAAGCTATGGTATCGCCTATATTGGATACTATGAAACCCACGAGAAAAGAGACGATTCTGGGAAACATGATTGAGAGGGGGAATGTTGGTACAATAGACAGCGATGGTATTTATATTGTTAGTCCGGAATTAAATGCCCGAACAACCTATAGGGAAATGAACCCTACCGGGAAACAACATGTATTTGTAGGAAACCAAGACGGTAATAATAAATTTTTAGGAAACACATCGTATATGGATGAACCATTACCCCAACAGCGCGATACTACTACCCGAAGTTATACCGGTACTGTAGGTGATGCTAGTATGGGTATTCAACATCAATCGCATGTACGGGATAACCAACGCAATAATAACAATCGTATTTCAGCCGCATCACAGGTTCATGGAAATACAAATATGTTTAATAGTGAGGTGAATGGTACTCGTAATACATCTCGGAATACCTATAATTACAGTAATTCGGGTATGGCACAACATCACAAAGGTATGTTAGGACCAGAAAACTACGCGACAGTCACCTCACAACCGTCTGATTACCGCGATAAAGATTATGGTGATCGTATTAACCCAGACTTATTACAGGCCTTTAAAAGTAATCCTTATACTCACAGTTTAAACAGTTCAGTTTAAACATAAGTTAGGTAATTTATCGTTTTTATATTAATTTAGACATTAAACATATTTAATATCAATAATGATATTCGCAAATAACATTATTGATATTGTTAAATCACATAAGCAAAATAATACCGTCGAATCTATACCGAACATGTTGTTTCATGGTAATTCATTATCTCTTATAAACGAATATGTAAGGAGTATTTGTAGAGTATTAAATGAAACGATTGAATTGAGAAAGAATCCTAATATTCTTATTATAGATTGTATTTTTAATTCGTCTATAATTAATATACGCAATAATGTACAACATTTTATTAAGAGTCAATATAATAAAAAACACGGTTTTAAAATAATTATTTTTAACCATTTGGACGAATTGTCTGACGAAGCCCAATGTGCCTTACGTGTATTAATGGAGCAGAATACCAGTAATCTGTTTATAGGTATAGCATCCAGGTTAAACCATATTGTTGAACCAGTGGTATCGCGAATGATGACTGTTGGTCTAAATAGCTACAATAAAATACCACCCCAACATCGACAACCTTCTACAAAAGTAATTGAAAAACGGTTATATGATTATAAATATGGTGTATATACACATTGGTTATTTGTGCCATCTGAGAGAAGCATGGATATTATTATAGGACATTTTTACAAAGTAGTTGATGCTATTAATAAATTACCATCTTTAACCGCAATTGAACGCCTGTTTAAACAGGCCGAGGGCAGTATTCTGAGGTGCATTCAATCTCCCGATGTAGGCGGTTTATTGAAACAAACATGTTTAAATCCTAGCAGGATTGACCGTCGTTTATTTATATGTCATCTATTAACAAACCATCTGGTTCTAATGAAAAACATAAAGTAATAAACGCGGTTATAGATTTAAATACTTAACTTCACATATAGCAATTATGGATGATTATAATATTACAAGCCTTTACGAATCCCAAAATGAATGGGTCGCTAGGTTGGTTAATATATTGACACCGGAGATTATTACAGGGTTTAGGGAAATGTTGAGAGAAGCAATGAAATTATGTAATACTAACAACGAAGACGCTAAATATCTAATGACAATGCAGAATTTTATGTCGAGGGTTCCCAAGTGGAATGAAACTATGATTCAAGACGAGACCAAACGTATTATTGAGGATACCGGTTGCACTTATCTGGACGATTTAATATCATGTGTTCATATAATACAATTAAAATGCTTATCTTGTATTCGTGTAAGTCAGCAGCAAAAAAAGGTTGATATTGATATTCCTAATCTGAATATGTTTATACATCAGGTTTATATTAATTCAGCCAGAAAATTATACAAGAACGTTTATTTGTTTGAACAGGGTGTGCCACCGTTGGAGTTTCAACGAAACCAGAATATGATGGAAACAATTATTAAGGAAAGTATTGTTAATACAATACGAGAAAATGTGCCAGTTGATAATCTATTACGGGTTTATTTAGAAAATCAGGGTAGCGAAGAAATGGTGGTTAGTGAAGAAATCGTTGAGGAACGTAATGAACCTGCTACGCCCATAGTTACCCCGTCTGTTTTACAAGAGCGATTAAAAGAAGAAAATACCGATAGATCGGAAGAAAGCCCTATTGAATTGGAACCTATTCGATTGAATGTGGTCCTGGACGAGTCTGAAGTCTCTCGGCCAACGACACCAATGTCGGCCGATATGCCTAACGGAGGCCGTTTGACCTTTTCAAATATAGATAAAGCGTTAAACGAAGATAATATTGAAGAAGAAATAACAGCCTCTAAGGATATTGAGCGTCTGGAGAAAATAAGTAATCAACGTTATCAAGAGCGGTTGGCTATGGAAGAGGAAGACGATGATAGTGATTTGGAAAAATTACATATAAACACGAACGAATCTCTCAATATCGAAACGCTTGGGTTTGTGGAGATACTATAAATACGTAAAAGACATAGAATTAAAATAAAAATAACGTTTAAACGGATCAAATGGAGACGTCGATGTATATTGTGTTTGGAACTTGTGTAATGTTTGTTATATTAAATGTGTTATACACAAATTATATTTCTAGTAAATCTATTAATATTAAAGATACTTTATTTAATACGATTATTGTAGGGGCAAGTGTATATGGTAGTATAGAACTGACCCAAACTGTTTTACCATCTGTCGGTATTTCATTAGGTGCTAAGTCCGGGGGTGGGTCAATGATGGCCTTTACCAACGATCCTTCTTTTTAAATAAAAATCAATTGGTATCATACTATCAAGACTATCTAAATGTCGCTCATATACCCGTCATCAATATCATTTTCATCACTACCATACCCCTCGTCATCGTAATCCTCGTAATCCTCGTCCTCGTCCTCGTCATCTTGAATAAACGCCTCGTTTAGAGGGTCAGCCAACAGTTCTTTTTCAAATTTGTCAGAGTCCAAGCTAAGACCATCGTAACTAGTCTCCCACATCCACCAGGTCCAAAGCGCGTCAATCAGAGCCGCCCCGGGAGCAACATTGCTGATTAGGTTTTTGAACAACACCATCATTGTATCGTAAATATCCATCTTGATGTTGTCTTGTGAAAACTCCGACTTCAAAAAGGGGTAAGCATAACGTAGCTCAGACGTCCGGTAGAAAATATCCAAGAGGTGGAAAACCAACAGTTGTGTGGTAGGTTGGCACACCGCCTTTAGACTATCCATAAACTCCTTGGTGGTAGGCAAGGGAATAATACACTCTTCACCGTTCGTCATTACTGTAGCCCACCGCAAATGATAGACCAATTGTTCGATATTACCTTCAAGAGTATGTTCAATGGCATATACCTGCTCACTGTTCATGATAATCTCACATCGTTCTTGGATTGGTAATTGCTTAAAATGAGACAACTTCTCGTTGTAGTCAATCGACAACTCTTCATCGACAAAAGGTGGTTCAACCACCAAGACTTGTGGTAGTAGGTCGGGCTGTTCTGGCTTGTTAAACAACGCATACTTGTAGTTGGCGTAGGTCTCCATGACGTTATAATCGGTGAGTTCAGCATTCATTGTGCTGATTCTTGAGTGAAAACTTGAGTTTCGAAATTACATTAGTATATATAAATAGTTATTAATCAATTTTAATAACTATTTATATGTGGTTTATTACATTTAATTATGACTTGTTAAAATAGATATATTATATATGGATCACCAAGATAAATCAACCGTCTGTAAGGGTAAAAGTGTGGATGATTGTCTAAAACCAATGTGCAATTACGTTAATACAGACGAACGATCTTATTGTAGAACCTCCAAGAATAAAACGGTTAAAAAAAAGAAAATACGACTAAAAATAAAACGGCCAATAATTCCAGACGACGATATTTTTAAAAATGAAGAAAGCATTAAAGCATGTAGGGAAAAGACTGAATTGAGAGAAGAATATCGTAATAAGCTAAATCAACATAAAACAAAAGTAAAAGAGTGTGAAGACGAACTTTATAGTTATATAAATACTTATTTCAACAACAACAATACTGTAAAATCATTATTAAAGGCACTTTATGAATTTTATCGGGCACAGAAATTAAAAGATATTGAATATAAATTAACTTTTAGAGAATTTGTATTTATGTTTCCTAGGGACACAGTATTGAAGGGGCATAATTTTAAACGACAACATATATTTGAAGCTTTATGTAAGGTTATGCTTGTATTGAACTACGACCATAATAAATGGGGTAATAAAAAACAGTTTTATCGATCATTGGAACAATATACGTCTAATACATCCGTGACAGATAGACAATCTATTTTTGAGGAAGAAATTAATGAGGGGTCGTCTGCGCAGTCGGTAGATATATTTTTTAAGATACCGAAAAATAAAATACCAAAAGTCGTCTATGATTATCCATGTGAGACCCCCTTTAATACGAGACAAATTGACTCGGGAACAGAAGACGCTAAAAAAGATTTATATATACTTATTCAAAATAAATTATACACAACCGAGTATTCTTCTGCTGATAAATATGACGTCACTAAAATAGCAAACCGAGCCAAGAAGTTTAGTGATCCAATGTTTGACAATGCTGATTTTAAAATAGTTTTAATGGTAAATAATAAACAACAACTTGATGAAAAGATACAACGAAATCGTAATGACGATTTTAATCTTGTGGATGAAATTATCGGGTTGGAAGAGATGGAAAATTGGTTTCAAGACATGGTTTATGATATGTATAAATCAGACACGTTGGATATTTTCTTAAAAGTAGAGCGAGAAAAAGACAAACCCCATTTACAATTGAGATTTCACCAGGAATTAATTACACGGACGACGTATCGATATAATATAGAGGCGACTTCTAAAGAGAGTCGGAAAAAATTTATATGGGGAGCAGTTCCGCGAAGTGGAAAGTCTTATATGATTGCTGGGTTAATTGATAAAATGAATCAACATAAAATAAATAATAATGATGTACTTATAATATTAGGCGCAAAATCAGAAACCGAAGACCAATTTGTTGACATGTTTTCTAAATTTGACAATTTTAATGATTATGGTATTATTACTGCAGCTAAAAAAAGGTCTACTATTGTTAAAAACAAAAATATTTATATTTTCAGTCAGGAAAAAATGAAGATGGGGAGTAGTTTGAGAGAAGGATATCCAGAATTATTTAAGAAAAAACAGATTGATTTATATTTCGACGAAATACACAAGGGTGGTTCTACTGAAATTTCTCAGGAGAAAATCCTCGGTAAATTAACCCAATACGGTTTTACGATAGATATATTCGTAATGGTAACAGCGACCTACGCCCGTCCAACCATAGCATATACTCATCAAATCGAAAATAAATCACCCGTGGTTCTAAACTGGTCATATATTGACCAGTTAAAAATGAAACAGATAACAAACCCTAATAAGTTGCTTGAATTTAAACATACAAGGACCACTGATATTGAACGTAATGTCATAAACGAGTTGTTTGATGATTATAAACTACGCTACGGAAGCGAATACCTATATATATTAGAAGAGTTTTACAAAAAATATCCTGAATTGGTTATTATACAACCATACGTTGATATAGATAAAGAACCGTTTAATTTACATGGTAATGTTTTTAGGTTGAAGTGTAGTGCTATTTCTGAAACGATACAGGACTTAACTGATCCTACGACTATATTTAACGACAATCAGTCTGTGGTAAATTTAATTGATTTTATTGGAAAAGAAATTGTAAGTCGAGGTGATATTCATGGTGTGTTAAGCGAGGATTGTATTTATGGTAAGATGAAATATAAATATGGGTATGATGTTATTAATACCAAACATAGTGAATTATGGTTCTTACCAGATTCGTTTCTCTATGACAATCCGGATCAATGTCGAGAATTATTACCAACAAGAATTAAAGGAAATGAGATATCTCAAAATGAAGATTCAAAAAAGGACACGTTGCCGAATATTGAGCCGTTAACACGAGGGTTGGTATTGAATTTATTAAACAATGATTTTTTTAAACGCCATTATAATTTTATAATCGTTCATAACCAAAAGTTAAACTATTATGGGACTGACTATACCAAACGGGTTTTTAGTGAAAAACAGGTTAAATACTCCGTTAATAGTCGAGGGTCGGTCAATAATATAATAAAAACATTCGAAGAAGAGACATTTTTACAGGATAAATCGCTTATTATTCTTACTGGTAGTATGTTGAGGTTGGGTATAAGCCTTCCATGTGTAGATCTTGCCTTTAATTTCGATAATTATAAATCAATTGATCTAAACTACCAAACAATGTTTCGAGTTCTAACTGAGAGAACTAATAAGAAATATGGTTATTATTTTGATTTTTTCCCAGAACGGGCTATTTCATTTTTATACGAATATAACGAACTTTATGGTAACGGGTTTAAAGAATCGTCTAATATGGATGACCTTACGACACATTTACAGTCGCTGTTATATACATTTAATTATAATGGGTTGTCTATTTCTAAAATGGACGAAAAAGAAACGTTGAATTTATACACTTCTCTTATAAATAAATTAGAATTAACAGTCGATGCGTATTCTGAAAAATACATTGGTGATAATAAAAACACCATTGCTAAAATTTTACATTCTATAGGGGATATAAAAGATCTAAGTGAATTGAACGCTTATAAATTTGGAGTTGATAAAAAAGCGGTACGAATAGTTATAAAGAAAGGTATTGGTAAGAAAAGCGAGAAGACGCGACCGGATAGTGATTATGGTGATGCTGATGATACTGGTAATGCTGATGATTCAAGCAGTGATGACGACATGTCTATTGAAGAAATAGCCGATTTTTTAACGACATATACGTCTTTATTAGCCTTGTTTAGTGACGAGCGATCCATTAATTGTAAGTCGTTGGAAGACTGTATAGACAAATCTGTCGAACAGATAGAGAATTTACAAGAATTTTGTAATTGTAAGCAAGGATTGTTTAACCCTCTCGGATGTTATATGAAGCGTATAAAAGGCTACACGCAAGACAAGTTTATACTCTCATTAAAGGCGTTTAAAAGCGCTATATTTCCTCTGGAATCCCATGCAACATTGCGCAATGCTGCTGACCCATTGCGCAATGGGTTGATTATTATATTTGATACTATTAGGGAACATATGGGTAGAAAATCACGCTTATTATATAATGATAATATCGATTATCCAAACTCTATTGAGGGAATGGATATTAATGATATTGAAAAACTTATAAAATTATATTTACCAGTTCGTGAAGAAGAAAAGAAAAAGTATGGAGAAGTGTTTACGCCATTAAGTTTGATTAATAATATGTTGGATAATCTCCCGACAGATGTATGGAGTAATCCACAATTAAAATGGTTAGATCCGGCAAATGGAACTGGTAATTTTCCTATGGTCGTGTTTGATAGGCTAAACAAGGGTTTAAAAACCGTCCGTGGTTATTCTGATGAGATTAAACGAAAACAACATATTATTAAGAATATGTTGTATATGGTAGAATTAAATGAGAAAAATATAGCGGTCACCAGGAAAATATTTGGTCCAGAAGCCAATATTTACTGTGGGTCTTTTTTGGATGAGGAATGGAAGACACATTTTGGAATAGACCAATTTGACGTTATAATGGGAAACCCTCCGTTTCAAAAAGAGATAAAGCATAAAATTAACAAGGCAGCCGGAAGAACCACTTTATGGGATATATTTGTTGTGAAAGCCATGGGTTTATTGTCAAATGGAGGGTTTTTAACATTTTTACACCCTCCTAGTTGGAGAGGTCTAGGGAGACATCATACCATATGGGATATGCTTAATAAAAAACAATTATTATTTTTGAGGATATATGGTAAGAAAGATGGTAATACGTATTTTAATGTGGGTAGCCGTTTTGATACTTACGTATTGCAAAATAAAGAAAACACACAGCCTACAACAATAATAGATGAGATGGGAAACGAACACTCAATGCGTTTAAAAAATATGCCATTTTTACCGAATTATGCCTATAAAGAAATAAATAAGATACTTACGTTGGAAACTAATGGTATTGATGTAATACACGATAATAAATATACCACTCAAAACGACATGAGTGCTACAAAAACCACAACATATAAATACCCTGTGGTTCATTCAATAAACAAAGATGGATTGGGGTTTTGGTATACAAACGATACCACCAAAGGGCATTTTGGCGTTTCAAAAGTTATACTTAATCTGAATGAGAAACAGTATTCTTATCCAGAACAAAATGATTATAATGGTCATTATGGAATGTCTCACCTCTCATTTGGTATTCCAATATCATCCAAAAAAGAAGGCGATCTAATCCTAAAAGCAATATCTCACCCCGATTTCAAAAAAATAATTGCTGCTACAAAATGGGGAGCTTTTCAAACGGATTGGAGGATGTTTAAGTATTTTAAACCAGATTTTTATACTTATTTTTTAGATGACCCTAAAAAAAATAAAACACGTAAAAATAAAACGCGTAAAAATAAAAACTTACCAAAATCACTACCATCGTCACCATTTACTAAAACACGTCGAAAAAAGAAGAATCATAATACAGTTTAAATTATAATTTTATAAAATAGATCACGGTAGAATATTAGTTTCTAAATACAATTAAATAGTAGATAACATGGATAATACCGAACATCTTAAAATGCTAGGCGTACAGGAATTGGTGGCGTTGGATAAGAAAATACAGGACGCTATTCGTAAAAATAATGAAATCACATTATCTCTCGATGATATCAATATAAAAATAAAGGAGTTTAGTGCATTATTAACATCGCTAACTCAAACACAAGAAGACAAAGAAATACAATTAAAAGACGCACGAGATAAATATATGTTTCATAAACGAATTTATGAAGCTACAGAGATTGATATTCATGAAATCAATGACGAACTACGTCTATTGGAACAGGGGCAGATTGAATTAGATTCAAAAATATCCAAACAGACTACAATGACTGAAAACACGACTTCCAATAGAGACAACTACCTAGGTGCAACCTAAATCGCCAAATACAATACGCGGATAGTTCAATCAATCCCTAATGTTAAACATTTTTTTGTCGAGTTTGTGCTTTTAAACTTTAATTATAAGCAAGGGTATAACGTACCATGACAATGTAAGAAATAACCATTTTGTTTTTTGATACCTCTTGTTTAACATTATCATATTTATATTTTATATAACAGTAATAATTCTATCGTTATTCAACATAAAATACCGGCAACGAATTAATTGATACTACAACAACATTATCATCCAATACTGCATTATTAACAAACTCATCAAAATAGGCACTTTTGATATTTTCAAAAGGGCAACATCGCACGTTTGATTTTACTGCAATCATTTTATATAATTTGAACCCTGGATAGCGTTCTTCCCCATTGGATTTATACAATATATTATGATTATCTCCATCTGTAAGCCATTTTAAAATAAGATTCTCAATTGAATAGTTATCATAGTGTTTATCTCCGACCGATTTATTTAAAACAAGTTGTTTGGTGGTTTCATCATATATAATATATCTACTATCGCTATCACTGTCCAAAAAATAATCAAACAGCGAACATGCTAATCTACATAAGTCAAAGTTTTTATTCGGTTCTCGTAAGGTGTATTTATCAGAATATAACTTTCCGAAATTATATTGAGTTGTCGCGTCACCATCCTCACTATAACAGGTATTTTCAATTGTCTGGTTTGCTATTTTATAAACAGATCGTCCAAAATCAATTATTTTCCATAGTTTTCCAAACGTAGGTACTTTATATACTTGAGACGTTTCGTCTATACGGAAATATATAAAATCCTGTTTAGTAGGCACATACATAATATTATTTGTATGTAAATCATTATGAGAAAAATCAAAGCAGTGTTGATAGACCGCCAACGATAGTATTATTTGACTAAGGATGGCCTTCATTTCAATGGCGTCAATAACGTTATTTTCTATGTAATCATCCAAAGTAGCCTTACATTGCTCTAAGAAAATCATATTAACTGGAAATTGATCTATCGATGCGTAGATAGTAGCATTACTCTCACATTCACTTCCATAAGAACCAGATGATGATCCAGTAGACTGGTCTGTACTGATGGATATTGTATCGTTGTCGTTTTCGGATGATGTGTTGGAGCTTCTCTCGGTTGTATAGGATGTTCTTGAAGAACATTGACTGTTGGTGGAGGACTCGTTTTTTACTAATGAAATATTACCAATCAAGTTATTATCAAACACCACTTCTCTCAGATGTCCATTAATAGTTAATGTAGAGACATCATCGTTAGTATTATCCATAGAACCAATAACTTCGTCTAATAAATTGTTCATAGGATCAACCGTAAAGGAGATTGTTGTCGTGTCAATTTTTATAGGTGATTTTACTGAGGTATTAATATTATTTCTAGAAATACAATCATTGTCGTCAATACTGTCGACCACACCGAAGGTCGTCTTTCTATTGAGCATAAAAAACGACGAGTTGTTTAAAAAACTTAATTCGTCGTCAATACCCACCTTAAACTGGTCTTTAATACAACACACATTACCGTAATAATCAAGCCCGTTTTGAAAATCATAATCGTTTTTTAGTTGGCTGGTTAGATAAGAAAAAAAACTATCTACATAGGCGGGATTATAGGGAGATTGAATGATAGATGCAGAACTATGGTTGGTACTACGGAATACTGGCAGAGTGTCTTTACCTGTATCAAGAAATGTTTTTCCACATAAGTATTTAAATGGGTCTGTTAATGGCGCGAATTTAATGAATGCTTTTTTTATATCAAACAGCTTTGTTTTATTATTTAAACAAGAAATTGTACAAGAAGCGTTTGTATCGAGTGTTTCGACATGATGTAATTGGTATCGATGTTCAAGACAAACATTGTTATGATTATCGTCATTGAGTTTAAATAAGAGGTCTAACAATGGATAATATGTTTGCGGTCGTTCAATATTGAATTTCTTGAGACTATCGGACAATGTTGAAAGATAGTTTTTACTAATGTGTTTATGCTTACTGTAATTATACACCTGTTTATGGGTTTCTTGGTAATCACACATGTTTTCCATCCTATAGTTGAATAATAGTCATATTAATTCTCGTTTTTTTAAACTAATACATTTCGTTAAGTAAATAGTTTTATTTTATTGTCATACAAGTAGTATGACCTTGGAATTAAGTAAATTTAACATGCACCACATATCATTTAGACCCGATGAAAATAAAGGACCCGTTATTGTGTTAATTGGGCGACGTGATACCGGTAAATCGTTTCTAGTGCGCGATTTACTTTACTATCACCAGGACATCCCCATAGGCACTGTCATTTCAGGCACAGAAGCCGGTAATGGTTTTTATTCTGAAATTGTTCCTAAGATATTTATTCACGAAGAATACAATAGTGCTATAATAGAAAATGTTCTTAAAAGACAACGGTCCGCCTTGAAGATGGTCCTTAAAGAACAAAAAATGTATGGCAGGGTTAAAACAGATCCTCGCACATTTGTTATTTTAGACGATTGTCTGTATGACAATTCATGGTCGCGGGATAAAATGATGCGATTACTTTTTATGAATGGTCGTCACTGGAAGATTATGTTGGTTATTACAATGCAGTTTCCACTAGGCGTACCACCGAATCTCAGAACAAACATAGACTATGTCTTCATATTGAGAGAACCATATTTAAGTAATAGAAAACGTATTTGGGAAAACTATGCTGGTATGTTCCCAACCATGGAGTCGTTCTGTCAAGTGATGGATCAATGTACAGAGAATTTTGAATGTTTAGTAGTAAATAATAACGTGAAATCCAACAAATTAAAAGACCAGATTTTTTGGTACAAGGCGGCATCGCATCCCGACTTTAAACTTGGTTCGAGAGAGTATTGGGAAATTTCTAGGCAATTAGAAAACGATGATGACGATGAACCCGAATATGACGTTAATCAATCCCGACGTAAAAATACCACCCGGATAAACATTAAAAAAAATCATTAAAAGTAATTAAAACACAGTAGCGTTATAGTATTTATTTACTTTCATAGATACATTCAAGAAATCGCATAGGGACATCAAGGTTGTAATTGTCTGTCGTATTAACAGAAACTGCGATATGGACCATGCTTCGATAATTAGACAATTCTTCTGGTTTATCTCTAATGTAATGATTGAAGTAATGTATTCTATGTATAAATTCAACAATGTACATAAGGGTAATATCATTTTTTGAATAAAACCATTTTTCCATAATATCGACGTAATTGCCACTAAAATTTAAATCAACAATATGTTGTTTTATTAATTGTAACCATTGTGAAAATAGGCGATAGTAGGCCATTTCAACGTGTTGTATATTAAATTGGTCAGTTTTTGAAAACAGTCTGTATATGTATTCACTAGGATGACAATGAAGATATACTTCATTGGCTACAAAAGCATAGAATTTTTGACGACACTCGGGGTTGTATTGTTCCATAATTATCCAGTTAGAGTTTGATTAACTGGATAATTAGAATTACTATTAGTTCAATTTTGTTTTAAAATGTAATCTAATCTTCATCACATTCGACAATTGTATTTTCGGTAAGACCATGGCGTTTATGTGTTTTACTTCGATCAAGGGCGTCTTTAAGCCCGTGATCGGTAGATGCAGATTGCTTTCCAACAATAGCATCTTCATTATTAAACAATTCGTCTGAAATGTTTGCCGATGTGTGTTCTTCATTAATACCAACAAGGTTACCATCTTTATCAATATTCTGAGTAAGGACATTGCCAGACGCCTTGGCCTTTTTAATATTCTCTTGAATTGCATTTTCTTTGGTTTCTCTAACGCGTTTTTCAAATTCGATTTTGGTAAGCTGATCGTTCTCTCGCTTCTTAGCCATAAGTTCATTTAATTCTTCTTCCATATATTCAACCCGCCCAGTCTTATAAGCGTCCGGATTCCAAGGCATCCAAACACCAACTTTACCAACGAAAATATTGTGGTTTGGATCAATATCGCGCAACAATTTACAACGTGTTTCCGCTTCTTCCTGTGAGTCAAACGACCCTCTTATTTTTAGTCCCCTCGTGGATGTTTTAAACTCATTGCACTGCATAAATTCATTTTCAAGACGTTCTTCGTGATTTTCAAGGAACGTTTTATACTCATCCTCAATGGTGGTCATAAGCAGGTTGCTTTTTTCTTCTTTAACAAACTCTTGTAAATCGTCAGATAGAGCGTTTTGGTCTATATCGTATTTATAAGAGACAAAATTCAGAAATTGGGCAAACTTGTCGATGGATTTAGCAAAATCCCAATGTTTGATAAACTCGTCAAAAAAAAACATTTCCTTTTGTTTAATAATGTCTTCTGGTGATGCAAATGACATACAAACGAATTTTTGTCCAGCAACAGTAGGGTCTTCATCTAACAAATCGACATAATGAGGGTTTGTAGTACCATCTTTATTTTGTTTTCTTGTAATGCCTTTATGAGAATCATTGGATGTGTTTAACTGAGAGGTCATAATTATTTAATTATAGCCATATCTTTAACTACATTTCCACATATTTTATATTAAAATAATGATTCTATGAATGTCCTGACAATTAAATACAACGAATAAACATATACACATAATATTATATCTAAAAAAAACCTATAATAGAATATAGACGTTATTATTTTCATAAATGGTATAACACATCGATATATTTTAGGTTTAAATCGTTTAATTTATGCTAAAGGATTATACTTAATATAATATACGATTGTATGGTGGTGTATATAGGATATATGCTATTAATGGACGAATTAACATCTATATTTAATCTTGATACCGATGAAATATTAAATGATGTTTCAAATGGGTTTAATAAACCATATATTATCTATAACAATACAATGTCTAAAATAGACCAAACTCTTAATAATTATCACCCTAAAAAGTTATTTAATATAAATTCACATTGTTATAAAACAGATACACGATTACAGTTATACTATATTCAAAATAACGAAGTCTTATTGGGTTTTAGAATTAACATATTAAATGATAAGGAATCTAATTATATTTCGTTAGTAGATACCACAAAGATATTAAATAGCATAGAAGACGAAATTTGCTGTCAAATGGAGCATTTAATTAAAATCATTGATATGGATACTTCTTTTAAAGACGTTGTTATTAGTGTTCAATAATACCATTTATCTATTTTTATTTCTAATTATTATATAATAATGCTAAATGGTTTAATGGACGTTACTGAACTTCTTAAACGGGTTGTAAAATATTTAGTGGAAGGTGTTATGGTTGCGTTGGCAGCTTATAGCATTCCCAAAAAGTCTCTCAATTTAGACGAGGTTGCTCTTATTGCCCTTACCGCTGCGGCGACATTTTCTATACTTGATACCTATGTTCCTAGCATGGCAGTTTCCGCGCGTTCAGGTGCAGGTTTTGGTATTGGTGCTAATTTGGTTGGATTCCCCCGCGCTTAATTTTTGTAAAATAAAAATACCTAGTATTTATAAATATATTGTAATAATCTTATTACATTATATTTATTATCAATCTTATTCTGTAGCTATAAATTCCCAGTCCATTTCACCACATATCTTTTTCCAGATAACATCCTGTTCAATACGTTTTATTCTGTCTCCAATCATGGCTTCCTTGAGTAGTGTCAAATAGTCGGTCTGGTCTAATAACTCACATAGTTTAAATACAGTGTAATAATAATTCAAAAAATTAGTCCTATCATCCGGGCAGTATTTAGAATAAGGGTGTTGTATTTCGGTAAATAAATTACACAATGTATTTTCCAACTCCGGAGACATGATTGGTGGTCGAATGCCTAATTTATTTTTAATGTAAGGTATATGTTCATAATATTTATTATACCCAAGATTTTTAAGAATGAGTTTAGTCCTTGAATACGTCAATTCTTTTAATTGTATTCGTTCTTTTTTTATCTGAAATTGAATATTGTCAAGAACGTCTGGTGGAAGCTGTGTGGATTCTTTGGCTTGGAATTGAGCCAATATTTCTCTAAAATGGTTAATACGCTTATAGGCGTAAAAACATACTTCTTTTGGAGGTTCTTTATAAGACGGCTTTTCATGATCGGTAATAAACGGTTGTTGGATACCACACTTATTACATATTATGACACCATCACATGAAACTGGTATTAGTTCGCCTTTGGTGCATACCTGACACATATTATTAGGATGGATGTATTTATCTATATCAAAGTATATATCGTCCATATTTTTCATATATTCGTAAATATAATCACTATGTGGTGTTTTGAAAGCCTCATTATAAGGTTCGTTTGTAGTACTGCTGTCTTTTTTAATAGCATTGATATTTGATTGAGAGGACATGTTGAAAAAGGTGGATATTTTATCTGAATGAGATGTGTTAATAATCGGCGACTTATTAACTAACGGTGTTATACACGTTATGTTTTTTTTATCTTCAAAATACCTAAAAATATGTTCAGAATTATCTAAATAATACTGTTTTCTCTTGGATTTAATTTTTTTTATCCGCGTCTTAGCGGATTTAAGTTTGTCATTTAAAGATAAATGTTGGTTAAACGTAAGGTGATTTTGTTTTAACTGTGTTTTTAAAATACTTATTTGATTTTTTAATGAAGGTATGGTTTTTTCATCACAATGAATTGTTTCAATAATGTCTTGGTGTTTTTGGTCTAGCGTCATATTCTGTTTGTAAGAATACTCTATGGTTTTGTTTGTCTTGGGTTTGAAAGATAGCATGAATGTGTTATAATTAGATAGAGGATACACTATTTAATAGCATTCTGGTCTAGTTATAATATTAATTTATAGATTCTTACGCATTAATATATGTTTATAATACTTATAATTAATATAACAATACAACAATTATGAGTATCGATTGTCAAGGTAGCAACCAAGGGGTAAGTTGCGACCCAAACAAGGTTGATTTATTAGTTTTCCAACGAATGGTATTTATTTATAATGCATTGGAAACTGGATGGAGTGTGAAAAAAAAAGGGGGTTGTTATGTATTCAAGAAAAGACATGAAAATGACAAGGAAGTATATTTGGATTCGTATTTATCAAAATTTATCGATGACAATTTTGAACACAGATAAATAAATATAGATTACCAAGGATTATTTAATTCGTATTTTTTTTATTTTTTTTTCTCTGCCTAATTTAATAACAATGGCTGGAGGACTTATGCAACTTGTCGCTTATGGACAACAGGATACTTACTTGACTGGTCGTCCTCAAATTTCTTTCTGGAAGGTCACATACCGTCGCTATACCAACTTTGCGGTCGAGTCTATCGAACAGACCTTTAACGGTCAGGCCGATTTTGGTCGTCGTGTCACCTGTGTTGTCGCGCGCAATGGTGATCTTGCCTACCGAACTTATTTACAGGTGACCTTACCCGAGATTAACCAAGACATGGCAAACACCACTGGTGAGGGTGTTTATGCTCGCTGGTTGGATTATATTGGGGAACACATGGTATCACAGGTTGAGGTGGAAGTCGGTGGTCAGCGTATCGACCGTCAATATGGCGATTGGATGCATATTTGGAATCAACTGACCGGTACCAGTGAGCATTATGAACGTGGTTATGCTTCAATGGTGGGTAATACAACTCAATTGACTTATGTTGTTGAGCCTAATTTCGAAGATGTTGATGGACCATGCAATAGTGATAATGTGCCTACTCAAGTTTGTGCTCCTCGCAACGCCTTGCCTGAAACTACACTGTATGTTCCTTTAACTTTCTGGTACTGCCGTAATCCTGGTTTGGCACTACCTTTGATTGCTCTTCAATATCACGAGGTTCGTATTAACGTTGATTTACGTCCCATCGACGAATGCCTATGGGCAATGTCAGATATTGGAACTCCTACTGCTAAAAAAGTGTCTCGCGCTTACAGTCAGTCTCTCGTTGCTGCCTCCCTATATGTCGATTATGCTTTCTTGGATACTGATGAACGTCGTAAAATGGCTCAAAACCCCCATGAATATCTTATTGAGCAATTGCAATTCACTGGCGACGAGTCTATTGGAAGTTCAAGCAACAAAATTAAACTCAACTTCAACCATCCTTGTAAAGAATTAGTTTGGGTGGTTCAACCCGATACTAACGTTGATTACTGTAGTTCTCTTGAACCAGGTCAGCAATTGTGCAATTTATTGGGCGCACAACCATTCAATTACACTGATGCTTTAGATGTGTTGCCAAACAGTGTAAGAGCCTTCGGAGGCGCTG